CAAGAAGGCAACAGGCTCAAGTGGGTTGACCCGGACACAGGTGAGGAATTCAAATTCTACCGAAAAGAATGGAAAGATGATAAATTAGATATGATAATGGCAAAATTCCATATCAAACCCTTAACAGCAACTACCATTCCTGAGGAGACAGAAGAAAATGTTGAATGAAACACAAATTGGTGATATCTGGTTGCTATTCGCAGACTATATTGATAAAAAACAATTAGAGCTAGTAGCAGAACGATATGTAGATTTGCTTGCAGACCACGGTGTTAGTGATAGAGTCTTGGGCGCCGCAACTGGCATTGATGGCACTCTAGATTCTGCTATTGAGTATTATCTTGATGAGCCAGATGACGAAGATGACGACACTGATTATAAAGAAGTGGAGTTTTAATGGGGTGGTATTCTGATGTTGCTAGAGATATTTCAAATATTCCTGATGCTGCCGCATATTTTGAGGCTGAGTTACTTGAAGCTAAAAAAGAATGTCGTGTAACAGGTAATATTGAAAAGGCCGCGGCAGCTATGCCGGGCGTGGTCGAAGAACGATTTGCACAACTTCAAGAAATTGAAGCGATCTTAGAATACCTTAACATTGAACTACGTCGACTAAAAAGTAGTTTTTTTAGAAAATATCTTGAAAACTATCAACGTGCTCTTAGCAGTCGCGATGTTGAAAAATATGTTGAAGGTGAGGCAGACGTTGTTGATATGGAAAAAATTATCAACGAATTTGCCCTACTTCGCAACAAATGGCTCGGCATTACAAAAGCAATGGACCAAAAGCAATGGATGCTAACCAACATTGTTAAACTGCGTGTTGCAGGAATGGAAGACGCAACAATTTAATCAATACGCCCAAACGGTACACAATAGGCCTTAAATAATATTAAGGCCTATTTCTTTTCTAAAAGGTTGACCTTTAAAAAATGTTAGCGTATACTTATTGATATGACCACACTAGACAACTTACTAACTATAATTACCTCTCAGCATAGTGAGTACGCAAAGAGTATCTTAAACAAAAAAGATTTTGATATACTTAACAGTCTGACATCTTCAGTATCTGGACCTGGATTTATAACTGAGAATCAAGGCAAACTATTAACTAAAATCCTTCAAGAAAATCGAAAAAAATTAGAAAATTTAACTGAAGAAATTACAGACGCATTGACTAGTAATAGATGGTCAAGACCATTCAGACGGGTAGAACAGATAAAGAAATTATATATCGGGCATAACGACCACGGCGATCTTGCGTTGGTCATTGAATTTAGTTTTTCGTCACAGATTCGAAAAATTATCCATGAGTTTACATCCAAACTAGAAAACTTTCAAATAGTAAAGTCTAGTAAAAAAGGCACTGCTACCCTAAACGAAAAGAATATAGTGAAGATGGTAGACGCCTTAACCCCATTGAACTTTGATATCCATGAAACTATAAAAACTCACTACGAAATCATAAAATCATGGACAAGACCTGTTTACGAAAACCAATTTTTATTAACTACAATAGTCAACCCAAACTTTCAAAGACACATCACTGAAGACCTAGGCATAGAGACTGCCATCGATCAAAACATTATAAACGACCGTAGCTTACGCTATCAGTATTTCTTAGAAAATCCAAAAAATCACGGTGAAAACCTAGTTGAGTGCATAGCCAACAGGTCTAAGTCTAGAGTATGGATTGATAGAAAACAACATGATTTAACTGCTGTAATTTCAGCACTTATAGATTTAAAAAGATTACCGATGATGGTAGTATTTGAAAACGGTAGTGACGACCATGTACTAGCACACCTACAAAATCTATCAAATTCTTTGGAAAAAAATGGTATTTTTGAAAGAGTTGGAATTTATTTTCGTCAGGAAAATAATGAAGTCGGTTCACAGTTTAACAAACTAATTAGTGAAAAACAATATAATTACAAACTAGACGACACTACACAGGTAGTAGCAGTACAAAGTGGAAAACTACCAAAGTTTTTTTTAAAAACAGCATGGCGACCTATGAGCATCATTGCCCTAAACACCAAAATGGGTATGCGACATGGTAAAATTAGTGTATACTCTAATTGCTGTGATTGCATTATTGAATGGGACGACGAGCCAGTTCTGCATAACATTTTGAGGACTGAAATTGCATGGCAGTAAGATTGATTATCAAAGATGAAGTTAATATAAAGTTTGAAAACTTACCATTAGATGCTCGTAAGAAGCTAGCCAACACCTTTAAATATGAGATTCCTTATGCTAGATATCATCCAGCTTTTAAACTAGGGCGTTGGGATGGAATGGTTAGTTTGTTCGGGTTAGGTGGTAACGGATACCTAAGCCAGCTAGAAACTATCTTAGGAATTCTAGCAAAACTGGGAATTGAAATTGAAGAAGTTGACGACTTGCGTACAACTCCACAAATTAAATTTACTCCTGTAACAGAAACATATTGGGCCGATCAAGGTAAGGTATGGCCCAAGGGTCATCAGCAAGAAGGCCAACCAATCATGTTGCGTGACTATCAAGTAGATGCAATTAATAGATTCCTTGAAGCTCCGCAAGCACTACAAGAAATAGCAACTGGTGCTGGAAAAACAATTACCACAGCAACTTTATCACAACTGTGTGAAGGATTAGGACGCACAATTACCATTGTTCCAAACAAGAGTCTTGTTGAACAAACTGAAGAAGATTTTATCGCAGTTGGACTAGACGTAGGAGTTTATTATGGCGATCGGAAGGACCTTAATAAGACGCATACGATTTGCACGTGGCAGAGTCTTAATATATTGGATAAGAAATCGAAGAATCACGAACACGCTATAGTGACACTTGCAGAGTTTCTTGATGGTGTTAAGACCGTTATCGTCGACGAAGTACACATGGCCAAAGCAGAAGTATTGAAAAATTTACTCACACAGAACTTATGTAATGCTCCAATTCGTTGGGGACTAACTGGCACTATACCTAAAGAAAAGTTCGAAAGCGAACAAATATTTGCATCAATCGGTCCAGTAATTGGCGGCATCAAAGCACACGAACTACAGGAGATGGGCGTACTATCAAACTGTCACGTAAATGTAGTACAGATGATAGACCTTCCAGAATTTAAAGCATACGCAGAAGAATTAAAATATCTGGTCACGAACGAGGACAGGATGATCTATATTTCAAAATTAATTAAAACAATATCACAAACAGGCAATACTCTAGTTCTAGTCAATAGAATCGAATCAGGCAAATTTTTAATAAATGAAATACCAGAATCAGTGTTTATCTCGGGCGAGGTTAAAACCAAAGATAGAAAAGAAGAGTATGATGAAATTAAAACAAGCGATAACAAGATTATTGTGGCGACTTTTGGTGTGGCCGCTGTTGGTATTAATATCCCTAGGATTTTTAATTTGGTTCTTCTTGAGCCCGGAAAGAGCTTTGTTCGCGTTATACAATCAATTGGACGCGGTATACGGAAAGCCGAAGACAAAGACTTCGTACAGATCTGGGACGTGACTAGCACCTGTAAGTATGCAAAAAGGCATCTTACAGAAAGAAAGAAATTTTACAAGGAGGCCAAATATCCATTTACTTTAGAGAAAACGGATTGGCAAAAATAAGGATTTATGCAAATATTAACACTCAACGATGAAACTTTTTCATTAAACAATTTACCAGAAGAGGTCGATGAAAATACTAGATTTGCAGTACTAGATAATAGTAATCCTAACGAACCTGACTTTTTCTTCATGCCATTAATTTTCTTAGAAAGTTTTAATGCACCAGCAATGGTATTAAGAATCGGCAAAGATGAAGTAACTATGCCTATAGATTGGAGCATAGCAGTAGGAGATAGTCAAAGCGGATGTGACATTGAAATTCTTCCGTTGACTAGTTTAAATGATAGAGGATTTGAAGCATTATGCTTTAATCCGTTAAGCAGTTTTAGAGTGGAATTTAAAAAGATTGAAATTGTAAATTTCTATAATGATGTTAAATGGTACTTTCCGAAAATGAAAAACGGACAACTATTAGCAACCCCTTTACAAAACGGAAACAAACCAGACTGCGTGTATTTTGTTAAAGAAATTAGTAGACAAAACGAAATTATCCAATTGGACAAACTATTATGACATTAAAGGTAGCATATTTCCAACCTGTAGTATTAGCTATAGATTCAGTCCCCCCTGTAGAATTTAGTAGCATATTTGCATTAGCAGAGCAACTACATTCACGCCCTGAATTAAATGATGCAGACAATCCCTTAATCAGTATCCGTGGCGGACAACAGATTCAAGTATATCCTAATCAAATAAATCTTGATGTATCGTGGTTAATCAAATGGATCGAGAACATCTGCAAGGGCTACCTAGAACTAGTTATTGCGCAGTCCGGCACCGAAGAATTAAAATTATGTAAACCAAAAGTTACTAGCATATGGACTATTAGACAACACGAGGGCGACTACCAAGAAATGCATAGTCATCCAGGCGGACACCTGAGCGGTAACATCTATATCTCAGCACCTGATCTTGCGGTAAACAGCCAACCTTGCGATAGTCAAATTTTATTTAGATTACCATTTACTAAAGATATTAGTAAATTTATAATGAACGACACTTGGAAATATAACCCGACTCCTGGAACTGTAATATTGTTTCCAAGCCATTTACCTCATACTGTGTACCCTTGGAAGGGCACTGGCCATAGAACAGTTATGGCATTCGATGCTGTGCTTGTGCCTAAGGAACAGTCAGATGGGAACCCTTAAACCCGGCGCAACTTATATCTACGAGCGCAACGGCGATGAAATATATGCTCGCGAGTTTGGAGAAAAGGACCGTAAGTTAATTGGCTACAAATACGAAATGGATAAAAGACCCGATCCTCGAACAAGCGATGGCAGACCATTAATAGACCAAATAAGAGAAAGTAAGATGTGGGGTGAAATTCACCGCGAAGCGAAAACCAATCCCGCTTTACAAAAGGCCTTGGATCGTGCTATAATAATATATAAATTAAGCAAGGATAAACTCCGTGAGTGAAAAAGTTGAACTAAAAGAAAAGATACAGGCAGTAGATGAAAATGTTCGCGAGCTATGGGATGCCATGGATGCTACAAATCAAAAATTGCTTAAGAGCGAGTTCTTTATTCTCAACAGATATATCAGTAATGTACAGGGCCAAAATCGAGAAATTCAAGAACACTTTGTACTAACAGTAAACGAGTATTTCAATAAACACTGGGCAGTACTGCAAAAACATCCTAAGCTCATGTGGTACTTGCTGTGTATGTGTAGTTACAATGGAAAGAAAGTATTCTTTCATCAATGGATTGGTAACAAAAAGAAAACCGGTACTGGCGGAAAGAAACTAAACTTTCTAGCAGAATTATATCCTAACAGAAAGATGGATGAACTTGAACTATTGGCAGATCTAAGTACAGATAAAGATATTAAAGACCTTGCACGTAGACATGGTATGGATGAAGCAAGTATTGCTAAAAAATTAAAATGATCGAATTGGTTAAGCAACCATATGTTTGTCAATACTGCAATAAAGGCTTCATGCAGGAGAAAACTCTGTTTGTCCATGTATGCGAACAAAAGAGACGCCACTTAGCTAAAACAGAAAAACATGTGATTTTAGGGTACGATACGTTTAATCGCTTTTATAAAATGAGTCAAAATCATAAAGGAGATAAAACGTATGAGGAATTTGCCAGGAGTCCTTACTATAATGCTTTTGTTAAGTTCGGCAGCTTTGTCAGTAATGTTAACCCTTTATATCCTGATAAGTTTATTAACTACGTGGTAACTAGCGGAGTTAAATTAGATCATTGGTGTAGAGATGCCCTGTATGATGACTATGTAGTCCACCTTATCAAACAAGAACCTGTTGAAGTTGCCCTCGAAAGAAGCATAAGTCATATGATGGGCTGGGGCGAAACTAATAATGCACAATGGAATCATTATTTCTTATACGTTAGTTTAAGCCGTGCCTGTTATGACATCCGTGATGGTAAGATTAGTCCGTGGCTAGTATTAACATCAGCAAATGGCAAAGATATGTTGAAAAAATTTAATGACGAACAACTAATGGCAGTTAGCGCAGTTATGGATGTGCCGTTTTGGTTAAACAAGTTTAAGAAATTATCTAGTGATAGCGATCTAGTCAAGCAAGTGGTTAAGGAGTCTAATATATAATGCCTGATATTGATATAGACTTTGCTGATAGAACACAAATTTTAAATGTGTTAAAACATATTGACGCACGACTTGACACCGATAAAAAACATAATACCGGAGTTTATGTACAAAGTATACCAAGTAATCCAATAGATAATATATCTACTATAGATTACAAAACTGCAGAGGAACGAGGGTATTTTAAGATAGATTTTTTAAATGTCAATATCTATAAAGGTGTAAAGAACAAAGAACACCTTAAACAATTAATGGAGGCAGAACCACTATGGAATCTACTGGAACAGGACGACTTCTCAAATCTACTCTTTCACGTGAATGGGCACGGGCACGTATTGAGGAAGATGAAGCCAACAAACATAGAAGAGCTCGCGGCGTGTCTAGCAATCATTCGCCCCGCCAAGAAACACTTGTTAGGGAAACCGTGGTCAGAAGTAATGTTGGATGTATGGACGAAGCCAACGACTGATGAGTATTACTTTAAGAAGGCGCATGCTGTAGCATATGCAATGGCCATTGTAGTACAGATGAATTTAATCTGCGAAGATTTAACGGACTTTACGGACTAGCTGTACACTTTTGCGTTTTACACGTTTAAGAGTTAAGTTCATTAGATTAACAACTGGGCCAAGTATAACCCTGGTATCTTTGCTATTGAATGTTTTTATAGCATAAGCAAATGGCTGTATTTGTATCCTACAGAATATATTGATAGGGAATTGCCGGTTTGATTCCCACCACCATATTTCGCCTATTTCTAAAAAATGCGTCTTTTCTTCCGGAGTACGTATGGAATTTAGATCGTAAAAGCTGGTGACGAATTGATCTTGATTTATAATAATCCCGACATATTCTTCATCACCGTAGTTGATTACGCTAATAAAGGGTAAATTTTGTTCTATGTTGTCTCTTAGTTTTGCCATAAATACTATTAAAGGTTTCTGCCAATGCAAAAAGTTCAAAGTTATTTATACCCTAATAGAGTAATACTAATAGCCGATTTGGCAGGATTCAACGTGGAGAACACAATCGTGTACGCAAAGACAGTAAAAATTTACAATGGTATAGATAATACTATTCAATTCGATATTCAGAACGCTGATCAGAAGCGTCTTGATCTAACACAGTATAATTCTTTAGAGATGAATGTTATGGATGTCAATAGCAATCCATTAAGTAACAGTCCATATCAGTTGAGTTTGACAGCAACTAAAGGTCTTGCTACTGTAAAGATTCCACAGGAAGATTTAGATGAGTTAACTGATCAATATCTTACCTACAGTATTACAGCCGCCGACAGTGCTGGTAACGATTTTATTTTATACACCGACAGCAGATTTTCAGCAGTAGGTTCTATACAACTTATCGGCAATGCTATGCCGAAGTTTAGAGACGATGTAGTATATGATCGATTCCAAGGAGAGATCAACTTTATGGGTAATGTGATCAACCATACTAGTGCGATCCCTTGTAAGTTCTATGAAGCAGAAGCAACTACTCTAATGGATACAGTTATTGATATGACTGATTTTATCGGAACAATCTATGTAGAAGCAACCAAAGATAGCACTATCAGTGTAGAATCGTTTAGAGATGCGGATCAACTAGCATCTATTACATATTCAACAAAAACCACTACTACGCTACCGTTATCCAATTTAACAGTAACTGGCTATAACTATATCAGAGTAAGCTGGGTATATCCAAATATAAGCCCTTATAATTTTACCAATACTAATCCTTATGGAACGGTTGATAAAGTTACCGTTAGCTATTGATCTTTACAATTTAAAGTGTTATAATTAGACTATGAGTCTAATTGCGGATACACTACAACAACACCTCCCAGGAAAACGGAAACATACTCCAAGCGGTTGGATAAGTTTCAATGCGGTCTGCTGTGATGACAAACGCCAACGTGGCGGGTTCATTGTCAATGCAGGCGATGCTGTTAGCTATCACTGCTTCAACTGTGGGTTCAAATGTAGTTGGCAACCTGGCAGACACATAAGCAAAAATATGAATAAGTTCATGCGAGATTTGAATATCCCGGATGATGTTATTAGCCAATTACGATTAGAAGCATTGCGTTTAGACGACAACAATACTACTGAAATACGTAGCATAATTCCCAAATTTGAAAAACGAGCACTCCCTATGGATGCTATTAGTTTTGAAGAGCTAACTACATTTTTAAAACTTCCAGACGGGGATTATGCAGTCCCAACAAAGTTTACTGAAGCATTTGCCTACTTAGTTGATAGAAAGATTGATCCATGGAGCTATCCGTTTTATTGGACTAACAAGACAGGATTTAATAATAGACTTATCATTCCGTTTTTATACAAAGGTGAAATAGTTGGGTGGACTGCCCGTGCTATAACTGATGCTAAACCTAAATATCTAAGTGAGCAACAACCTGGATATGTGTTTAATTTAGACAATCAACAAGACGACAGAGAATTCGTAATTGTCAGCGAAGGCCCGTTTGATGCACTAAGTATTGATGGTTGTGCTTTACTGGGCGCAGAGATTAAAGACAGTCAAAACTGGTTATTAAAACAGTTAGGAAAAGAATTAATTCTAGTTCCAGACAAGGATCACGAAGGTCCTAGGACTGTGGAGCAAGCAATAGAATTAGGATGGTCAGTTAGCATGCCGGACTGGCCGAGCGATGTTAAAGATGTAAATGATGCGGTTGTTAAAATTGGTAAATTAGCCACGTTATGGTTAATTGTACAGGCAAAAGAATCTAACGCATTAAAAATTAGACTTAGAGCTAAACAATGGTTTAAGGATCAACAGTATGAATAAATTATTATATATTTTAAGCAATCCAATCAGGTGGTGGAAAGATCGTCAAGCGTTTAAAAAGCGTCTAGCAGAACTACGCAAACGTGATCCATTTATATACAAATGATCGCCTGGGGAGTCAACGCACTAAATCACGGGCATAGCATTGCTGTCTTTAAGGATGGCATGTTTATCTCTAACTATGCGGGAGTAAGTGCTGAATTAGAAAGTGAAACAACTGTTAAGGCGTTAGGGCACGGTAGTCCTGATGCGATTTATTGGTACGAAAATCCGTGGATTAAAAAAGCAAGGCAGGTGTATGCAGGGCAATACCGTACAGCTTTAGATACAACAGTACTACCAAAAAAACATTTAAAACAGTTCAAGTATGCTTCGGTCAAGTATACTCCGCATCATGCTAGTCATGCGGCCGCTGGATATTATACCAGTCCATTTAATCATTGTGCTATTGTTGTATTGGATGCTATTGGGGAATTTGAATGTGCTACGATCTGGGAAGGTCTACACGGAGAAATGCGTAAAGTCTGGAGCAGAAGTTATCCACATAGTTTAGGATTATTTTACAGTGCATTTACACAACTTTGCGGGTTAACACCAATCAAAGATGAATACTTATTACAACAAATGAGCGATCAAGGCGACCCTATGCGTTACTATTATGATGTATTAGAATACATGGATACACTAGTAAATGCTAAAAAAAATATGCATAGAGGGATCCAAGATTGGCCACACACTATTCATAATTTAAACGACCAATGTGATATTGCCGCGGCAGTTCAAACCGTGTTTACAGAACAAGTACATTTAGTAATGGAAAAAGCCAAAGAGCTTACTGGTGCTGAATGTTTAGTATACATGGGCGGGTGTGCCATGAATAGCAAGGCAAATAAGATTGTAGTTGAACCCAAATTTAAATATATTTGGTCACTACCAAACCCCGGAGATCCAAGCAGTAGCATAGGCGCAGTTCTCTATCACACTAAACAAAGAGTATGGAATTACAAGTGGGATCCTGTCAAACACCTTGCAATCAACATATAAAAAGCGTATAATTAAAAGATGAAACAAAACACAGATTACAGTTACGACATTCAAAAAGTTTACTTAGAAATGATGCTAGCAGATGCGGCAACATTTGCTCGTTGTCAAAGCATTTTTGATCACACATTATTCGATCGTAGATTACAGACTCCTGCAGAATTTATTAATCAGTATGTAGAAGAACACAACGTTGTTCCTACTGAAACGATTGTTAATGCGGCAACTGGCATAGATTTTAAAGTGCCATTAGACTTACGTGAAGAACACTTTGACTGGTTACTCAACGACTTTGAAACATTTACCCGTCACAAGGGATTAGAGCGAGCGATTTTAGAAGCGGCAGATATGTTAGAAAAGGGCGAGTACGGCACAGTCGAAGAAAAGATCAAAAACGCAATTCAAGTGGGCTTGCAGAAAGACTTGGGTACTGACTATTGGCTCGACCCTCGTGCCCGACTACTAAAGATCAAAGACAACAATGGACAAGTATCAACCGGTTGGAAGAGCGTAGATGACAAATTATTTGGGGGTATGAACCGTGGAGAACTTAATATTTTTGCAGGTGGATCAGGGGCAGGTAAATCTTTATTTCTTGCTAACTTAGGAATCAATTGGGCACTTGCAGGACTTAATGTTGTATATCTAACACTAGAACTTAGTGAAGGACTAGTGGCTATGCGTATGGATGCCATGGTAACTGGCATGGCAACTCGCGAGATTTTCAAGAACATTGATGATGTCGAAATGAAGGTTAAAATGATCGGTAAGAAGTCCGGCACATATCAAGTTAAGTATATGCCTAGTGGCAAGACTGCAAATGACATTCGTAGCTATCTTAAAGAGTATGAGATTAAGACAGGCCGCAAAGTTGATGTGTTACTAGTTGACTATTTAGACTTGCTAATGCCAATGTCAAAGAAGATTAGTCCGGCAGACTTGTTTATCAAGGACAAGTATGTAAGTGAAGAATTGCGTAATTTGGCAGTAGAAAAGAACTGTGTGTTTGTTACTGCGGCACAGTTAAATCGTGGAGCAGTTGAAGAAGTAGAGTTTGACCACAGTCATATCTCTGGTGGATTAAGTAAGATTCAAACTGCAGATAATGTGTTTGGTATCTTTACAAGTCGTGCTATGCGTGAGCGTGGTCGCTATCAGATACAGCTGATGAAAACACGTAGCTCAAGCGGTGTGGGCATGAAGATTGATCTAGAGTTTAACATTGACAGCCTGCGCATCACAGATCTAGCAGAAGAAGATAGTTACGGAAATAACAACAGTCAAAGTGCAGGTAGCACCTTATTGAACAGTATTAAACAAAGACAGACTGTAAACCCTTCAACTGGCGAGATTACAGATCCGACTTCTGGTATTGCAGTGCCTAAGGTTAAAGCTGTAGTCGAGTCAAGTAAATTGCGAGAACTTCTAAATAACATTCCGTCAGACGATATCTAACGGTTTTTAGATAAAAGAGATAAGTACGTATATAATGGAACTATACCACTTACGCTCTCTCGATGATCCACTGACTAAGGTTATTAAAGATGACCCAGTCCGCCCCCACATACCTCTAGCACAACGTATTAATGAGACTGCTGAAATTTTAATTCTTAAGGCAGGTGAAGAAATACTTGCGGCTACTTGTATGCAATGGTTAAGTACTGTTCCTGAAAATGAACAAGATCTTATCGAACTAGGCAAAGATAAAAACATCGCAGTATTTTACACCATCTGGAGTTATAGTCCTGGCGCAGGACAAAACCTAATCAAGCAGGCTGCTGAATGGTTAAGACAAGAATATAAAGACATTACAGGTATTGTTACACTAAGCCCACAGACTGAAATGGCCCGTAAGTTCCATCTTAAAAACGGCGCAAAAATCCGACAAGAAAACCCTACGTCGGTTAACTACGAATATTACTACAAAGACTAACATAAATACTAGTTACAAGGACTAAGTATTCATGGGAAAAACCGTACATTCTGTTAAACTAATACCGTACGACAGTGCGAGTCTAGCACAGGTTTCTTATTCTAACGGCGACGTTGTATATGACAATACCAATAAGACTTTACGTGTCATGGACGGTCTTAATCCAGGCGGCCGTCAGTTATTAAAAAACGATCTTAGCAATATTGCCACATCTGGCGGCACTGTTAACTTCGGCGCCTCTACCATTACTTCCGCCGGATTTATCGGGCAGATAAGTGATCTTAGCAACCATTCTATTACAGATCTTTCAGATGTTGATACCACTGGCACTGCTGCCGGGCAGATTTTAGGTTATAATGGAACTAACTGGGTTCCAACTAGTTTATCAGGAAACTTTAACGGTGGAACTATTGCGGCTGATTTAATCAGCACCTCACTTACTAATTCTACAAGCGGCACAACCGGGTCATTTAATACCCTAGGCGGTATTGGAATTACTAAAGATTTATTCGTAGGTGGCGATGTTGCAGTAGAAGGAAAGATTAGTTCAGTCGGTGATATTGTTGCAAAAAATAGAGGTGTAGTAACACTTAATAACACTGCAAATACCGCATCTGTTTCGCTTACTGTTGCGGCAAATCTTACAACCAGTGCGACTTTTATACTACCGGGCATATACGGCACTGTAGGTCAAGTGTTATCAACAAACGGGGCAGGAGTACTGTCGTGGGTCACACCTAGTGGTGGTGGCGCTGGTGGCGGCTCAGCAGGTGGCCCGGCTAAATCTATTCAATACAACAATGGACTCGGTGGATTTGATGGTCAGGCAACTTTCACCTATGACAATGCCACTGACATAGTATCTGCAACTAGATTCTCAGGACTACTCACAAGTGCTAATATAACAATACCGGGAGCCAGCGGCGGCGGCCTAATATCGTCAACTGGTTACAATTATCTTAGTACTATAGGTTCACTTATTATCGATGGCGACCAAGTCGCCTTAGACTACCGTGGTAACAACAATCTATTTGTCAACGAGTTCGGTGTTGAATTTTATACTAATACTACTGGTACTAGTGGGTTTAATGCAAGTATATCAGCTGATAATTACTGGGCATTTGCACCGGACGGTACAACTTATCTACCTGGTAATATTACCATGCCTACCGGCACAGTTACAGCTAGTGCAGTAACAACAACCAATGATGTGACAGTTGGTGCTAATGTTAACATAAGTACTGTACCAACCCTACCAATACACGCAACAAATAAAAGTTATGTCGATACAAGAGCTCTTGCTCTCGCAGTGGCAATGAGCTAAAACAAGGAAATTTTAAATGGCAAAGAAACAGCTGAAAGACTATAAATTTGTACCTGGGGCGATTCCTCCGGCTTATGGTCAATATCCAAATGCAGTATCATTAATTACTTCTAATAAAGAATATCTTATTGCTGAAATTATGGGATTTCTTAGTGCTAAAACCAGCACACCAGCATATCATGTTTCACCTGGAAACAAGACAACCTATGCCCAAGCACTACTAGTAGCCAATAAAGAATTTATTAAAGAAGAAGCTAACGCATGGATTATTTCAAAGGTTCAAGCTGGTACAGTGCCATTCAACGGGTATGTGTACAACGCAACCAAGCAGGCAAAATGTAAACGTGATATTGGATATTTGATCGATGCATTTGTTGCTGACCTTGAAGGTGGTGGCAATTTTGAAACTCTCCGCATCGGCCGCATGTTCTATCTAGGTGGCGTGGCACAGTTATTAAATCCAGTCCAAGAAGCGGCAGTTCATACGTTTGTTAAAACATTAATCACTGATAATGTATTGGTTAATTTACCGTTTACTAGTCTTCAATTAGTTGCAAGCCAATCGATATTAGCCAACGACGGCGAAGCGGGTACATCGGCTAAACTAGCAACTCTTAACAATACTATCATCAACATAATTACTAACGGTCTTGTAGGGTTGCCAGCTGTTAGCTATAATTTCGACGAAGCATGGGCACGTATTGTTTATAAATCTTCAAAATGTAAACGTGACCTTGCATATATTTTAACAGGTGCAGGATTTGATTTAGCATTACAAACAAACTATAATTCGATATTTTTAGGGAAAGCCGAGAGTAATAGTTTAGACTATGATCAACTGGTTATTGATACTATTAATGCAAGTAAGGCCCAAGTACTTGCTCTACCAGCAGTAAGTGGTGATGCAGGATCAGTAACTGCAGTCAACACCTACTATTCAAATTTACTAACCGTTGCAGGAGGCGGTGCAGGTAGTACTATATCATTTACAAATCCGTCTGGTCAGACAACTAGTTTAATTGCAGCCAAAGATAAACTTGTTGCTAACAAGGCATTTATTCAAGCAGAAATTAACGCATGGGTTGCCACAACATATCCCGCGCATAATCATAGTGAGGCAAAATGCGCACGAGATATTGGGTATGCCGTCGATGGGTTCTGTTATGACATGTTATATGGCGGTAATTCTGCGACCTACGACAGCGCAAAGTTTTTCTATTACTCAGGTGCCGCAAACATTACTGCAGAGCATCTAGCACAAACGGTTGCTGCCTATGGTCGACTACGTATAATTGTTGGACAAATTGTTCAAGGGCAATCTGTTACAAAAACAACGACCGGATCAACCCCTAACACATTAACACAAGATACTAGCGGTAACAATGCAAGCAATGGTGATTCAACAACACTACAAGCATTGGCCCAAATAGTTGCTGATGTAGTAAATGCTGGTATCGCGGCATTACCTGCTACACGTACTGCACCAGATGTTACTTGGTCAACTACTGCGCTAAAAGCATCTAAAACAGCTATTGATACCGCAAGCACGACTATTCAAAATACAGTGGTCAACTATAATGACTATACCTACAATAGTGCAAAATGCGAACGTGATAGCGAATACGTACTCGATAGTTACATATATGACCTAACCTATGGCGGTAACTCAATGAGTTACTATGTTGCTAGCCGTTATCAAATTGGCGGTGTAGCACAGGTGTATGAGCCCCTAGTTGAGGACTTGACACAGACCTTTGCTAGAGATTTGATCAATGAATATATTTTAATTAATAAATATCATCCGTCATATCAATATACTGTTGGTCAGACAGTTAATAGTTCAGCTGGAGAAGCAGGGTCAACAGCTAAGATAACAATACTATCTAACATTATTATCAACACCATTGAAACAGGTTTAACAGCACTGCCAACAGTCGTTGCTCCTGATAGTCAACTTGGTAGCCTTTTACCTAATACAGTTACCTTGTTAGAAGCAAACAAGCGTTTCATCCAAGCAGAGGTTATTGCCTATATTGCCTACAACGTGGCAAATAATATTGTGCCATTTGTATTCTATACATACAATCAAGCAAAATGCGAGCGAGATGTTAGCTATGTATTAGACGGGTATATTAGTGATTTAAAACATGGCGGCAATAGACAAACAGTGTTTAACGCAGGCAAATATTGGGAAGGTGGAGTAGCACAAGTTGATGGTAATCGTTTACCAGAAGCATCAGCACATACATTTATACGTGATCTAATTGATAACTTTATTTTAGACAAAGTTCCGTTTACTGCATATCAAACAGCCGTAGTTCAAGTTACAACTGGCCCGACTGCAGAAGCTCCTGCAAAAACTCGTGTTAAAGAATTAACCAACACAATTTTAGATTTAATTTTGTATGGTTTAGATTATTTGCCAAGTGTTGTTTCAAATCGCGGATACATAAAAGTTCCTGGTTACTACAAATTACGAGACTTCTTACTTGTTACAAACACCACCCGAAATATTATTCTTTATAATTTCGCAGATCCTTTATCTGCAGGTGAAGTAACCTACACGGAAACTCTCGATACAGATTTCCCTGCCGCGCTGTATGGTGTTGATAAAATTACAACTATCACATTTGATACAGATACACGTGGTATGATG